TTATTGTGTATTTACATCAATCTGGCCAGATTGTAATGTACTATTTCATTCCTTTCAACATGTGCTGGAATTGCCCTGCCATCTGTTGAACTTGATTGAGCTGCTGTTGAGAAATCTTTCCAGACTGCAACATTTTCTCGACTTCTGCTTTCGGATCTCCCTTAAAATTCTGCTTAAACTGCATAAACTGCTGTATCATCTGCATTGGTCCGTTTCCCTGTGTCATCCCACCGCCAAGTGCGTTAAATAATGGATTACTCATCTGCATTTCCTCCCTTGATTGCTGGCTCCTGTACAGTATTAGTTCTAACAGGTTCAGAAAATGAATTTAATCGACTTGCTATAGCGTCGCATTTGGCTTTTAAATCATCGTATTCTTGTCTGGTGACGTACTTACTGTCCATGTTCTGAACAGGCTGCTTAGGTGGCATCTGAGTGCCTATTTCATGATACTCAAACGTCCGTAATGGTTGTGGCATACCAGAAACGTCTGTAGATTTTATGTAGAACTTTTCACTCTCTGAATCCATCAGTAAAACGCTTGTCCCAGGTGCTACCAGATAGGATTTTGCGCCGACTTCGCCGGATACCCACAGGATACCGCTATTATTCTGCTGTGGTTGCTGTACTGGTTGGGTTGGCATCTGGACAGGCTGTTGCTGGAACTGGTTCATCTGCCCAGGAACGCCAAAACTATATTGATAAGGATTGTTATATAATGCCATCTTATACACCGCCTTTCTGATTATATTCTAAAATAAAAAAAGAGCCTTAGACAGTTCGTCTAAGACCCATATAAGTATCTGAAAAGTATCAGCATACTTTGATTATTTTATTATTTACCCTCCGGCTTAACCGCTTTGCTGTTGATATGCTCACATTCATCTGCTCAGCACAGTATTCGAGAGTGCGTTCCTGACATCTCATCCGGAACAGTCTTTCTTCGTCCGGTGTAAAATTACACTCTATCAAGAATCTGTCTATATCTTTCTTAGTGAACACATATAATTTCATGAGCATACCCCTTATTAATGCAATTAACGCTGATTCTGTGCAAGATAATTTGTAAGCTTCTGTTTTGTTTTTTTTAATTCTTCTACATTATTCCCACTAATCTGGCTGTCCAGCATGGTTGATAACACTTCCAGAATTAATGAATCTCGCTCTGCAATCCTCTGAAGACTCTCAAAGTCACGCTTGTCGTGTTCTTCCAGTGTTTCTACTCGCTTATTAAGTCGGAATGCCGGGGTAATCCATTTAAAGATTACAGCCGCTGCCCCTCCGACAATAGACACCCCTCCGCAGATAGAAAGGAAAATCTGTACAAATTCTGATATGCTCATTTAGCTACTCCTTTTCCCAGTAATATACCGGGACTTCATTTCCGGAATCCCATGTATCATAATATTTACCATCTTGTACTGTCACCACATGACCATCTATACAAAGGATATACGTACCTGTCGGATGGTCTGTACAAAAGTCGTTGACTGTATAGATATATCGCTCTGATTGTTCAATCAGTTTGCGTCTGTACCCGCGTTTATAGAGGTACGCTCCCCAAACATAATTTGCACTCGGCATATCTGACAGAGTGCACGCCTGTATCATTAATCCGACGAATACCGTTTCCCAGTCGAAGCCAGTTGCTTTGCATATTGCTCGGACAACGCAATCTCCTGTTCTTTTATCCTTAACAGGATTTGGATTATAATATTCCCATCTGTCCATCAGTCAATCCCCTTTGCTGTCTTATATCGTTTTGCCGCTCCTCTGGCTTTTGCGGCGTTCTGGCGGTCCCATTTAGCTATCATAAGTCGGTCTTGCAGTTCTCTCAGGTCATTCTGCTTGCAGTAGTCCTTATATGCAGCATTTTGTTTCTGTAAAAGATAAGACTTCCGGTCAAGGTCTTGCTGTAATGCGAATTTCGCCTTTTCGTTCGGTGCATTGTCGACTCCTGCTTGTAATCCAAGAACCTCTCTCTTTGTTTTGCGGATTCTTCGCTCATAAGTACGTTGCCGCTGTTCTTTTTCGTACTGTTTGCCTTTGTCGGCTTTGTCCTGTGCTGATAATTCCGCATAGGGATTAAATTCTCCATCACTGGCTCCAAAGCTATGCCGACAGTTGACCCCTGACAGTCCACTTGCCGTTCCATATCCGGTCAATGAGAACGGTGGAAATTTCTTGCTCTTGCCAGAACGAGAGTATATCTTGCCTTGCCACCATGCGTGATTTCCCGGATTCTCACCGCCGTCACCTGTTCTGGCTCCCATGTGAGCACTGACCAGAACTAAATCCCAGCCCATTTCTTCCATGCGTTTGAGGGATATATCTCCAGTAGCCTGCGCCACGCCGGTTCTGACAGAGCGCGCGACCGCTGTTTCAATTGTATCGCGTCTTTTCTTTCCTGTTTCTTTATTTATGTATTCAACATATACACCATCACTCACAACGTTATTAACTGCTTCTTTGATGGCTCGCGTATATCCAACTGCCCCAGTCATTACATGATTATAGGCAAGGTCGCATTGCTCAATATAGAGCCTCTGAGCGGCACTTGCGGTTGTTCGTGTAAAGTTCTTCCACTCGCCCATGGTTGCAAGCATATTCCGCTCCATGAGCCTTATCATAGTTGGGGACTGTTCGAGCGGCACAGGGCTTAATCCTGCCGCCTTGTATACCTTATCATCATAATTCATTGCAGTGATACCGGCATCTTCAAACGCTTCAAGAAGTTCCTGCTGTTCGCGTTTGGTATATCTGGATAATTCTGCCAGAATGTCCTTTAACAGTTCACCGGATTCCTGTAGCGTTCTGATTCTCCACGCATCGGCGTTGGTCAGGATATAATCCTCACCTCTGCCGATTCTTGCCATCATTCTCGACACAATCTCAGAGATGATATATTGATGCAGTTCTTCGGCAATCTGCTCACTGCCCTCTGTTATCCGGCGTAAATATTCTGGGCTTAACATAATTACTCATCTCCAAACAGTTTTGGTTCGTCTGGCTGGGCTTCTTTAACCATTGCTACCGCCTCGTCTTTCGTCATTCCCTCGAATTTCACGAAATACATCCAAGCCGGTACTTTATTTGTAGTAACATACTGCCACCATCTTGCACGGTCGTTTTCACGCACATATAGGATGTCTCCGAAATCATAATTGACTTCATAAGCCCCAACCGGTGCAAGTCCGTACAGGTCAGCGTAAACGTTCAACGCGTAAATAACTTCATCTAGGCAAGACTCTAACTTATCCCTTACATCCTTGACGAATTGCACTGTCCTCTGCTGTTCCGCTTCCACTCCTGTAGCTGTCTGAATGCCGCTAGATTCGTTGAAAACAAAGTATCCGTTGGAGAATCCAATCTTGTACCCTAACTGGCTTAAAATGGCGTTTATGCCACTTATACGGGTATCTGTGTTGAGAACCGGATTGATTTCTTGATAGAACTCTTTCTCGTCCTGTCCGAATACGTTCTTGACAAAGTGTGGTAAGTTCATTTCATTCCGTCTGTTCTCCATGCCCTGTGGTGACATGGCTGATACAGGCGTACCGCTTGGCATCAGCAGTCTATCATCTGCCAGAACTATCTTCTGAGAATCAAAAATTTCTCCGGCGTTTCTGCTGTATGCAATGTCGAGGTCTTTCAGCTCTTCAATAGCTTCTGCGAATATCGGTAATCCAAGTGGTGTACTAATGTCCACATTGTTCGCCTGTGGTGTCCGCAGCACTCCGTATAGAGGTCCGTCCAACTTCTCGCCGTTTGCCTTGAGTATCGGCGGCGTATCTGCCATTAGGTCAGCCCATTTGGTCTGTTTAAGGTCAATCTTATCACCGATTGACTGAGGGGATTTTGATACATAGGCTCTGTTAGAAACATAGTACGGATAAGTTGTCACTCCGTCCACGGTGGTTTCAACAAATCTATGATATTCAAGCCTTGTATAGTATTTCCGTCCAACAGTGTAAGAATCTTTAAATATGATTCCCTTAATCTCCTGATTGTCGTAGTCCACTATCATCACATCTGCCGGAGTAAATACGTCAAGGCTCTCGCCGTTTGGCTTAATGAACACCGTTCCGTAAGCGCAGCCGTATTCTACCCAGTGCCGAATCTGGAAGTATACCTTGTCAATCTGTTCCTGTAACCATGTTGCCCTTGCAGAACCATCTATCTGAATGCCAATCGCCAGTGTTGCAAGTCTGGCAGTCTCAGAACACACAGATTTAGCAAAATTAATCGTCTTGATGTTATTCTTATCATCTAGCCAGTATGGAACGCCTCGATATATGTTCGCACATTTATTAATCAACGATTCCATCTCTGGGAATTCTGCCGCCTGGATATTAAAGTCCTCTTCGGCTTGTTTTTTGAATATCATGTTAAACCACCTTTTTAGTGTTGTTATAAGTCCCATTTAGTCACCTGTCGCAATCTTCTTTCCACACGTCGGACAATAATTAAGATCAAACGGTCTGGAAGTAATGCTTCCTTTTCGGTCTTTCATGTACATGTACAACATACAGCCGTATATATATTTGTTCTTCTTACATTCTGGATTATCATAGTATTCTTTGCAGGAAGCTAAATTATCACAAAATTTACACATTATGCACTGTGCCCCCTTCTCATGGACAATGGACTGGTTGCGTATCTGAGAGAATCTATCCAGTGATCGTTTCCATCTGGATAATCTGCAATCACTTCTCCATTGCTATCTACTTCATGTTCATAATTGATAATTTCCTTGTATGCTCTAGGCGTTCGTGCCGGATCAATGACTAATGTTCGGCACTGTAACCACTCAAAAGTATATTTGCGGCTTCCCGGTGTAACAATGGCCCTACGTGCTGGAAGCCCTGCATCTCGGAAGTCAATAATACTTTCTTCTTCATCAACTCCGCAAGATATTGAATAATCATCATATCCTTTTTTCTTTATCTGGTTAGCCATTTCCTTGTTTCTTATCTTGGAGCCTCCAAGTTCGTCTAATAAAAAAACTTTTTCCTGATTAGGAACATAAGCTACACGGAGAAATGCTTTAGGATCTGGATACCACCCCCAGTCCTGTCCCTGGTAGATACTTTGAAAGCTCTGAATCTCTTCATCTGTAATTTTTCGAATTTCTAACAGTTCGAAAATATTTGTTCCAAGTCCAACAGGAAGACCGAGATATTCATGGTCGTAAGCTCTCTGATTTGTTTTCTTCAGATGCTCTGCATCATCAATAAATTGCTGACCAAGCCATTCAACAGGAACTGATCTATAATCGCTCTTGTGTCTGTAGCTGTCAACTCTCGGTTCCTCCACATACACGTTCGCCCAGTTGCTCCGGCTGATCGGTGGATTAAATGTCTTAAATACTTCAAATTTGCTTCCACCACGAAGTACAGACTGTTGAACTGTACGGATTTCTTCAATTCCGGCAAACTCATCAAGCTCCTCAAACCAAAGGTACTTGAAATATCCTTTTTTTACTTTTATGGACTTTGTTTTCTTAGCTTTATCCAGTCCTCTGAATATGATCTTTTGTCCTGTTGGCTTATACACATATTGCATAGGACTTAAACTGTCAGCCCATAAATCACTTGCTCCAAGCGCATCAATTCCCCATGCGATCTGTTCATACACGGATTCTCTGAGCGTATTACCGACTTTCCGAAAGATTACAGCATTTGACATTAAGCCATTCTCTGCATCCTGCATCATCTGAAAAGGAATCATAACACCTACAAAAGATGATTTAGTAGATCCACGCCCACCATACAAATCATAATAGGTGTGTTTTCCGTCCATAATGTCCCAGAATACATTGTAAAAAGCCGGAGCTATAATTTCATTCAGATTAATCGGATTCTCATTCATTCTGCTTCTCCGGCCTTGGAATATTATTCACAATCGTAATCTTTCCATCTCCAGAATTATCATTTTTCTTGTCAGCATCCCATCCTTTAAAGTTGTTTCTCAGGCTAAACTGAGCGCCATTGGAACCATCACGATCAAACAGCCGTTCTTCTGCATACTGTTCTACTCTGGCTTTCGCGCGCGTAATCGTGTCAACAAATTTCGGCTTTGCCTGATAATTTAAAAGTGCCTGTCTGCTCGTAAATCCAAGAGCTAAGGCAAGTCCTGTAATAGTCGGAGGGTGAACATCTATGAAAATAGGAGATCCAAACTTGTTAAATACTTGTTTGCCTTTTTCATCGGTCAATGGATAACCTTTGCAATCTTCGAAATACTGTTCTATTTTGCTCTCGATCTCTTCAACGCTTGTGTACATTGGAGTCATTCCCACGTTCTCACCTCCAAACAAAAAATCTGCCACATATGGCACATAGTCATAGATATATACTATATTACCATACATGGCAGAAAAATTTGTCCCCACATTTTAATATTAATTGTAATATTATATTTCTCTTAGTTTCCTTAGCGTATCATAAAACATGGCCATTGCCTTTCGCTTGTATGCGTAGAAATCGTCTCGTTTTGCCGGTATGTATTTTGTTTTCATAATACGGTCATAGGATTTGTTTGTTACAATAGATTCATACACCAGAAGTTCAATCCCTGGAGGGCAAGAGCTTATGCAGCAGTGCAAAATATCATGTCTCTGCTCTGGTGTAGCTTTTTGACATATATCCTTTAAACGGTTAATATCTTCTGGATATACGCCAAAATCAACAAGTGACTTTTGCCTGGTTCGCATATCATCACCGCCTTTTTATTGCTATTTACGCTTGCCGATAAAATGTGCAATCAAGTAAATAGTGCCAAATGATCCGAATATTATTCCAAATGTAAATGCTATTAAACTATCAATCATAGATACGTCCCTCCTTTAAACCACATAAAGTTCCTTTAATTCTTTTGGAGTGCCAATATCTTTGTAAGACTTTAATTCTTCAAGCCACTCTGCGATCTGTTCATACTCCTTTACATATTGATTGCATATATCTGCATGTAACTCATTTGCATCTTCTGAACCCATATCTGCATTCTCGATACTCCATTTATAACGATTTGCAACTATCTTTGACTGTTTAATACCATCATCAATTAGAAATCTCTCCATCTACTTCACCTCTTGAAATCTTCTCATAAATAGAATTTTCCACGATTCGTCTACTTCCACAAAATTTTCTTTTTCATACTCTGAAATCGCATTTTTAAGGTTCAAAATTTCCTGTTTAAAAGGTTCACTTTCCTGCTCTAAATATTTATTCTTTTCAAATCGTTTGCAATACTGCTCATGTGCCATCTGTTTGGTTTTCATGCTGTATCCACATACTCCTGTAGTAGAAGCCAATTTGAAAACTCTTTTGGCGCATTCGTAGTTATATTTATCTACTCGCTCAGGCAAAGCCCAACCTAAAAAAGAAGCACACTCACAGCACTTCACTTTCTTACTCATCTACTTCACCTCTTTCATCCAATTCTGAAATTCTTTCATACAGTCAGGGCATAAGTCCGTTACGCCATGTGAATAATACTTTCTATCAACATCTAAATTCACTGGAATAAATCCATTGATGTTTTTATTATCTTTTTTAGTGTTGTATGATTCATATAACTTTCCGCATCGATCACATTTCATTGCATTCGCCATCTCTCATTCCTCCTGTAATCTCATCAATACACTGGTTCCATCCTTCTGCAAAGCCAGCATCAGACGTATTAGCTGGATAATCTCCATTGTCTTTTTCTGGCAAATCCATAAGCGGACACCAGTCTGGTCTTGATTTACTTTCACAATCATAATGTTCTTCTGTCATCAGAATTACATCGCAATCTAAACAGTCAGCTAATTCACACAAACCCTCATATTCAAGAGCGCTACAGTATGCAGTTCCGAACGGGCAAACATAGCAATTCTCTGGTGTTTCCATCACTAATACTGATTTACTCATTCCGGCACCTCCATTCCTAAATCAAATAATGTTAATTGTGATCTGAACTCGTTCAACCGTTTTTGAGCTGAATCGTAATAATCTTTATTGATTTCATAACCAACATATTCCAGGCCGTATTCCTCATATGCAATCAGTGAGCTTGCACTCCCCACATGGGTATCAAGAATCTTCATTCCTTTCTGCAGATATTTATGACATATCCAACGATATAAATTTACAGGCTTTTGAGTTGGGTGGATTCGCTTTTCATTCAGTTTTTTGTTGCCCTGCATTATTTCTCCGTGCGCGATACTCTTTCCCTGTAGCATACCATTCCACATATACCTAAAAAGTCTTACACTGTCATGGAAACTGCAAGCAGCTATCTCACAATCGGAAAAGCTTGAATTCCCATTGCACTTATCCCATACAATTCTTCCTGGTGGGAAGCTGTATTCAAAATAATTGCAGCCCCACACAATTTGATTTTTGGAAACTCTAAAGAGCTGGTCGAAATATTCCTGGTTCGGTATATTCCATTGTTCAGAGACTTTGTATATTCTCTGTACTCCTATTGGACTTATCTTTCTTCCGTAGAATCCTCTCTTTTCTGGGCCGCTGAAATACGGTGGATCTACAACTGCCACATCGAAGTAATTATCTGGAAAGTCCGGGAGAAAATTCATGCAGTCACCGCAAATAAATTCTCTTTGCATCAGTGTTCCTCCTGTAATAATTCTGGGTTGTCAAACACGTTTCCGGAAGTTTCAACCTTTCTGCGCCAATACCCAAGTTCTTTTCGGTAAAATGTCTCTTCTGGAAAATCAACATAAAATCCTAAATTATAGCTTCCGTAATCAAAGCTTGAACAATACATTCCAAATTTTACCAGGGCATATTCTCCGTTATGATTAACGATGTCATTTTCCCAGATTCTCTTATTGCTCTTATCAGTCAGTCCGGTGAACTGGCAGAGGGTTTCTGAATCAATTTCAATCTGTACTATCTGATTTGGGAGTCCCCAGTCAGTCATTCTCTCTTGCAAAATATAGTGATGTTCTGATACTGGTTTTCGTTCATAGTCCTCTTTAAAACAATAGGTTGTTTCAGACATTTTCTGATAATATCCCTCAACCCATTTTCCATTATCAATCCGCTTTGCCTTGAAAAGAATTTCTCTCATTCAACTCCACCGCCTTTCACAATCTCCACAGCATCATTCAAAATTACGATTTCATAAGATTTTGTCCATCCCACAGGTTTTGCTAATGTACTCCGTTTTTCTAATTGCTGAACAACCTTATCCACATCAAATGCCGTTGGCTGTTTATTAACACAATCAATAAACTCCTTCTGGCCAGAACTAACACTTGTTCCAATTTCCCAAATTTTGATGTATTTAATTAATTCGTCTGCATCTATCAGTCTGCTCATATTTTATTCCTCCCACACTCCCAACAACCTCATCCTCTCATACAGTACAGCGACGGTCTTGCGCCTGTATCCATAGAAGTCCTTCGGATTCATCGGGATATATCTTTCTTTGCTGATTTTTCTGTAACTTTTCCGGTGTAGAATATTCTCGATAACCATATCCGCTATCACCGTGTTTTTCGGGCAAGCTGACAAGGCGGCACTGGTAAGCAGGTATCCGTACTCTGCCGGGAAGTCTTTCAGCATCGTATTCAGTTTTTTCAATGTCCTCTGCCGGAATACCGTAGTCTTTCAACTTCTTGTTCCTTGTCAGCATACTGTTCTCCTTTCTAATCGTCTGGGTGGTGTTTGTCGTACATGATCGCTATGCATACAAGACCGGCCACTCCGACTATGATTCCAAGGGTGAACCCTAATAAGAATGTAATCATGTTTCTTCCTCCTTTGCATAATCCTCACACTCCTCCGCGTATTCATAACTGTCCATATCATCACATCTGCACTGGCAGGAATCCTGTTTATCACAGCAAATGCAGCACTCTGTTTCACCATCCGGGCAGGTTAATTTACATTTCCCCATTAATCCAGTCTCTCTCCTTTTCGAAGTAAATGTATCTGCTGTTCTTCTTGACCGGCTCTGATGTGTCAATACCGTATTTTGTCAGCAGATTTCTCAGAAACTTTAATTTAAACTCTTTTAACGTGATCTTGAATCTGGTGTAGGTCTTGCCGTCTTTCTCAAAAATTGACATTTCCATGTTCAGTCTTTCTCCTCTTTCCTCATAATTTCTTTTATGCATTTCTCGCAATAGCAGCCTTCCTGCCCCTCTATCTTGTATAAGAAGCATGTCCAGTGCCTGTTCCAGATGCCTTTATCGTTGCATCCCTTGCAGCTACCTTGCCCATCTCCTTCGCATCGTATTATTTTTAACATTTATTCAGTCCTCCTTATATGGTTCTGGAAGCGGCATCCAAGCAACACATTTTAACAATTTTATATATTCTTTCGACCCTTCAAAAAAATCTATAATATGCCAACCATCAGCCGTTGCATGCTCATCGTCTGGTCTATTCATGAACTCCGCAACCCTTGGAATTAATTGATATTCTGTATCTGATTCTCTGAATACTGCAAGGCACCAGTCACGTTTATCCGGCATTTTTTCAGATACTGGAATCCAGTTGGTAGCTTTTAAACGCTCAATAACTTTCTTCTGTTCTTCTTCTGTCTCGCAATGTATTGTAATGTCATAGGTATCATCATATGCGCTAAATGCGCCGTCTTCATTCTGAATAAGTTCCATTACATCACTCATTTCTATCCTCACTTTCCCCATGTAAGCAACTGACACGCTATTGTGCAGTTGGTACATGATTAATCGGTCTCTACCTTTGAATAACTCAATCTATACGCCCTCTGCTCTGTCGGATCCTCGCTTACCAACAAACCATTATCAAGCAATAAATTAATATAATTCCTGGCAGTAGCCATTGAAATGTCTAATCCATCTGCAATATTTCTTGTAGACGGCATATAGTGGTGTTTACGGTAATATTTCAAGATAAAGTGATATACCGCTTTATACATCTCCTGTCCCTCTTTGTGTTTGCGCTCTGTATTGTATTTTCCCATCAATAACACCTCACGTAATCGTTAATGCGGAATCTCAAAGATTGTAAATGTATCAAGTGTCATTTCTTTGATCTTCTGTGCAGCTTTATCCAGGTTTTTACTGGCTAAAGAGGTATGTACTCCTGTAATGCCCCGGAATTTTATTTCCCTCTCCAGCGCTTCTACGCCACCATCTCTAACAATTCTGAGCGCCAGGTCAAGGCCATCCTCTCTCCCTCGCTCATACTCCTTCATTTTGTTCATTGGTTTTCTCCTTGTTCAGATTTTTAGCTTTCTTATGCATCTTGTCCAGATAATCCGCATAGGCTGTAAGCATGTGATCCACAAAGCCGTTTTTATTATATTTGTCTGATACAACGTGTATCTGCTCGACTACCTGCTGCCAGTATTCGTCCTTTTCTTCTATTCCGGCAGTCTGGAGAACCAGTGCCGGAAAGTCGATTTGTAAAAACTTTATGGTGTTCGGTATCTGCTCATGCGTCACTCTCATACTTATACACCTTCTTCTACCTCAAAACTCCGTTCAAGAAGTCGCTCGTTATCCTTGCTAAACGCCTTTATATAGCTCTGTTTTATCGGCCTGATAAAATGTATGCCGTTAGCTGATTTAGCCCGGGAAACAGCCACGTAGAACTGTCCAGGATCCCAACAGCAAGGATCAATGTTGATTTTTTCAAATGTCTGTCCCTGTGATTTATGAATACTAATCGCCCATGCAAGTTTTACCGGGAACTGAGAGAATAATCCAACTTTCTTACGGACAATCTTCTCTTTCACGATCTTCTGACCGTCCTTTTCTTGTTCGGATTTCTCAATAACCTGTTTCTCAATGTCTTTACTGTATCTGTACAAGTTAACTGTTTTACCTTTATCAGTCTTGATGACCAGATAAGATTCTTCAAATTCTCCGTTGTCCACAATTTTCTGGATAATGCCGATTGTTCCATTTACGTAATTTCCGTACAGATCATTGACGGTAATCATCACTTTTGCACCGATGTTAAGAATTAAGTCCTCTCTGGCAAATGCAATGTTCTTAATATCGGCAGATGTTAGCTCGCCGTCAACTGCTGCATGGAACACTTTTTCCGTCTTTTTATCCAACTTATCAAGAAAGGTATTGTTAATCCGATCAGCTTCAGCGTTTGTTCCAACCAGAAACGGTGCTTCCGGTATTACTTTGTCTGATTCATTATTCTCCAGATATGCAATGGATTTTCTAATATTGTTGCCATATTTAATATCATTCAGCACATACTTAAATCCCTCATCATTCTGCCTGCATACTTCATCAAGTTTGATATATTCAAACCCCATTTCTTTCCAGTATTCAGACACGAAAGCATATCCGTGTTCGTACTTTCCACCCTTTCCATAATCAGATCCATACATCCGGCAGAGAATTTTACGGTCATCTATCGTGATAACCGGTGGAAGCTGATAGAAGTCACCAATTACAATAAGCTGCACATCTTCCTTGTCGCTGCTTTCCAATAATCTTCCAACGGCTCTCTCTTCGTTTTCTGTGATGATTGTCTTCGCAATCATATTAAACAGATCGAACCGACACATGCTGATTTCATCAATGATAAGAACGTCTGCTTCTTCTAACAGTTCAGCTCTGGATTTCACTTTTTTCTTGTAGTCCTCAAATTTAATTGAGATATTCAACGCACGATGTACAGTAGTTGCTCCGTATCCGATATTGTCCGCAGCTATTCCGGTAGTAGCAGATACCAGAACACTTTTACCAGCTTTTTCCGCCTCATCAATGAATGTCTGAATAACCGTTGTCTTGCCTGTTCCTGCATCTCCTGTAAGGAAAACATTACTACCAGATAGCATTGTGTCCAATGCGTACCGCTGTTTTTTATTAAGCTTCTCTTTTTCCATTTTTGTAACCACTCCTTATGCCTTAGTAACCAATTGTAACAATCTGAATTTTCATATAATTTAATTTTATTTTTTAATTTGTGTAATCATTTTATTTTTGTAACCAATGTGTAACCAACTTTTCAACCACCTTGGTTACACCACAAACCCTTATTTTATGCGGGTTTCAGAGTTGTGTAACCGTGTAACCAATGTAACCAAGGTTTTCCTATAGGAGATTGCAATGTATATATGATTTTTTTATATATTTTTTTATTCCCTATACACATGCTTTTCCGCGGGTTACATGGTTACATGGTTACAAATCACGAAAACGGAACACTTGTTCCAGTATTGGCAGGTATAAAATCAGCTTCAACATGCTCATTTTCCTGTTCGTCTTCAAGATCTTTTATATCAATAATCTTTACAGCAACAAGTCTCATTACGCTTCCCCCATCTCTTTTTATTACCGTATCCCTTTTTCCTGTATGCTTAATTAATTCTCGATTAATCGCCCATGCTGAAAAGGCCTTTCTGGAGAATCCGTTGTTCTTTAGGAGATTTTCAAGAGGTTTCGGATAAAAGTATACATATACGTCTCCATACTCATCTGGAGTTTCCTTGAATCCCCATTGATCACAGCTGAATTGTGCATCAAAGTGTTGCCCGTACACGGAAAGACTTTCAAGAATGAATTCATAGCATCTCTGACCTTCTGATACATCTTTTTTGCGTGTAGGAATATCTACGACGTCCTCGACTGTCAGCTCACGTCCATCCTTAAATATGAAATCTGTAGCTAATTTATCCGCTAGTAGAAGAGTAGATATAGCCATTACCTGCTTTGCCGGGAAATTATATCCATCAAAGCCCTTTTCAATCTCAGACTTCATTTCTTTCAGCTCATCCGGTGTAAATTTTTTTAGATTTCCAACAAATACTCTTCCAGCAAAACCATAATTTTTCATTACAGTGCTATTAATTTCTGCTGGATTCTCATAAATATTTTCGCAGCACTCAATTTCAATAATTCTGTTGATTGCTCCACCGGAATCTGCAAATTCTGAAATAGGATTCTCGCCGTTGCAAATGGTTACATTACTCCATGTATTCTCCTTAGCTGCTCCGAGGTCCTTATTTGATCTTCCTTTCCCTTTACCGGAACAGAGATTGTAAATCAATGTTTCGTAGTTGTCCCGAATATATTGAGAAGCGTTCTTAGAGTCATCAAGGATCATCGGAAAGTTATTAAGCATGTCTGCCCTTGTCTCCAATGACGTATCTGTTGACCGGAAATTCCCAACGTAGGATCCTGGCGACGGGTTTCCCCAGATAGATGCAGCTATGTTGATCGTTACTGTCTTGCCGCCGCCCGTCTGTCCGTAGAAATCCACAATGAATGGCAGCGCGTCAAGTGGTTGCACAAGCACACTTGCAAAAGATGCCGCCAGTGCTATTCGTGGTTCTAATCGTCCGCACGACCGTAACTGTTTGGCCAGAGTCACCCACTTGAAGTAGTCTCCACTTTCCTGTATACTCTGGAATAGTGTTTTAAAGCGGTATTCGCCATCAAAAACGATTGAAAGGTCGTAAGGTACAAATGCATTGCCATGCCACCCTAACTTGCTCGTAGAGTGCTGTATGTCGATCATATCGGCATTGTACATTTCAACATCCGCCAGATACTTCACAAGAAGCCTTGCATTCTCTGAGTTGACCTGCACACCGAACCTTGCAAGATTAGTTATCGCCCTGGAAGTCACAATGTCGATTTTTGGAACAGTTATTTCTGTCCAGTATCCATCTCTTTTAAAAGCCACTGTGATCTGTTCTTCGCCTGTCTCAATATTTTTCAGTCGACGTATCGGCATGATCGGATGGTGGCACACAAGTTCTCTCGCCTTGGATGTTTCAGAAGAAAATATTCCGTTTTCTGTAGCTATCCAGCTGCCACAAGCCATGTTTGGATATTCTTTTCCAATATCATCCTCATAAAAGTTTGTGATATTTTCAACTAACTGCATGGAACGATTTACTTTTTCTTCTTTTTCCTTGTCCTGTTCTGCTTTCTGGAATTCTTTTATGAATTCCTCGGCTATGCTTTTTACTCTTACACTCTTCGCCCTGTCCATTAACTTAAATTTAGCTTCTGAACGGTCGATTTTACTTTTTATCGAAAAAAGTTCTTCATACAGTTGCTTCTGCATAAAATCATTTGCTTGCAAATTTTCAATATTTTCAAGAATGCTTCTCACCTCCTGCCTTAGCTGACAATATTTCATATCTGCTTCTTTCTTTTTCAAGGTTGAACTGGCACATATACCACTCTTCTGAATCAGGAGGGAACGTTTTTAGTGCTGTTTCGTACATAAGTATGTTCTTTTCTACCTGCTCAATCTCGTTAGGATCCTGAACAGGGTTGTGTTTTTTTGATTTAATATCTCGCATTTCATGTCTGATCTGGTTTCGACTTTTACCTTTTTTTGATACATAAGTACCGCCCAGCTCAATAAATGCAGTACTAAAAGGAACGGATTCATATTGCATTACGAAATCAAACACATCGCCACCGGTTCCACAGCCGAAGCAGTAAAAGGAATCATCGTAAATCTTACATGACGCTGACTTTTCCTTGTGAAATGGACAACATATAAATCCTGCTCTGTTTGGTTTTAGTCCATACCTGGAAAGTATCTCCGACATTTTCACTGACTGTTTGATTTCTTCTTTCGTCATGTCAGCAACTCCACGATTCTCCGCCCGGTTTCTTCTTTTGTACAGAATTCAAACTGGACGTTATATCGGTCTCTGATAGTGCAAAGGGAACGAAACAGAGAAACTCCTTTAATTTCTTTCTGAATATATTTTTCTTTCATTCGTATTGTTCTCCCATTGATGTTTCTTGCCCTCCAACGAAACCGCTCCATTTCTGGCTGGTAAAAAAAATACACATCTTCAAGGCACTTTACATCCTCGCCGTGTTCGCAAAGAATGACTAACTTTGATTGATTATTAATAGGCTTTAACAGTTCTCTTTTAAACCTTTCATGTTGAGCACATACATTTCCATATAACTCTTGTAGATCTTTTTTTGTATCTATAGATAATGGAATAACTGCTTCCAGATCCTTTTTGCATACCTTCTTTTTGCTGTCAATAATAGATTGAATCTCATCCGTAATCTTACAGTAATCGCCAAATGGAAGTGATACAGGGACAAGAATCGCCCCCATATTTTCCATTTGTTTGTGCTTAACAGAATTTGATTTTCCATGTGAACCGGAAAACTGGTTTTTGTCTACCGCAATTTTCACAAAATCACCTCTTAATTGAACGGAAGGACATCATCTGCTACGTTATCTGGAATGCTCATAAAGTCCGTACCTGCCGGATTCACTCCCATGATAGCTTCTTCTTTCAGATGATCATCATAGGCTTTTGTGGTGCGCTCTTCTGGGATATCCGCATCCTTAATTCCCTCAATACTACGGAACCATGCAAGCTTGTGACGTTTTACTTCTTTGTTTTCGTACCAGTCTTTCTCCAGACGGAAGATACCGCCGATTAGCTTACCTTTAAACTGCTGTCCGAAGTTGTCACCCCACTTAACAGCAAAACCCGGATTTGACTTTTCTACGCATGTGATAAATGTTTTAAGGTTACGGACACCATAATCTACGCTCTCGTCAATAACCATATAGTTAGTACCGGCATTCGGATACTTCTTGTCTGGACGGATATCGTTTTCGAACTGCTTCATAAAATATCCAGCCTGTTCGTCACCGTCGGCAAAATCAAACAGAATAACGAGCATATTTTTAGTTTTTCCCTCATCGTCTGGTTTTGACTGACGTTCAGACACCTGTTTAATCACCATTTTATGACCGCCAAGCTTAATTGGTTCAAATTCTCCTGCTGCCTGTGTTGTATCATACATTGCCGGTTTATTCATCTTTATTCTCTCCCTTTCCTAATTCGTAATAATCTCTAATAATCTTGTCTACCGCTGCCAGATCATTGTCTATGGTCAGTGAATCAAACATACCAATTGGTGATTTGCTGACAGCTCCCTGACTTGCCTGAGTGACAAATAAATGTTTTCCACTTTCTTCAATGCAACGGAGAACTATTGTAAACATGCCCTCTACGCAAACTTTTTCATCCAAAAGCTTTCCTATTGTCTTTGGTTTTACGTCTCCAGAATCATCCTTATCTTCGTGCATCATAAGATATACGACTTTGCTTTCCGGAACCTTTGTCACAATGAATTGAATCAGATTCCAGAAATAATCGCCAATGTCATTGTAAAGTGAGAATACTGCATTACCTTTTCCGGCAGAAGCATGTCCTCTCATAAAGTGATTCGTAATAAGATAGCCTGCATCATCAATTACGATTGACTCTGCTTTTGATGCAATTAGGCATTTCATAACCTGCTGGTAATCATCTGTAAACCATCCGTCAATTTTCCCCTTGAATGGAAGTGGCTTGTTTAATACTCTGATAAGGTTCCAGTTTTTGTTCTGACAGTTTCTAAGACTAGTACTTTTACCGGAACCAGATTTTCCAATAATCAATACTGGTGTTGCCATTGTTATTCCTCCTTGTCATAAACTACATGCTTGCTGCTCTCAATAATCGGCAAGCTTGTAATATCTTTCATAGATAAAGTTGATTCGTTATAAATCTCAACCAGTGCGTTGTATGCGTCTGTTGATACTTTCACGACCGGATTATCCTTATCAGTTGCAGGCTGTTTCTTTCTCGCCGGAATACGGATTTCAAAATCACTCATTGATACTTTCCTCCTTATATGATTTTTGAGCCGTTAAAAGCCCATTTAAGGCTTGTACGTAGCTTGCCAATGTCCTTGCCTTGTATGATTCCTCTATCGGATTATCTGGCACAATAGCAAGCTGGGTGTCAATCAATCTAACAATCTCATTAATGCGTTCTTCCATGTTTACACCGCCTCAAAAAAGCAATACACATTGTCGGATCCATCCCCTCTCACCGGATTTTTTTCACCATTCGAAAATGCTCCGCCGGCACAGTGATATTCGAGGTGGTTCAGATACATGTCCGGGTTCTCCCAATCAAGAATGTACGCTTCCCGCCTGTCCAGCTCACCCAGAAGCTCGTTCACCGTTGTTATCAGTTCCATTGTCGGCAGGAGCTTCAACTCCATCTGATTCAACATTTAGCGGACACCTCCCATCTATTAAGAGTCTAAGAAGATGTGCTTTTGCAAGTTTGCACTGCTCAGCTGATTCCTTCTTAAGCAGTTTACTATCAAAGTAGATTGTGTAATTTCCATCCTTTTTCCTGTTCGGATCCCACTTTGAATTCATAATGTCGATATCGCAAAGATGCACGTGCGAAGTGATGTAAAACGAAACAAAATAATCTGTTTCGTTTGAAACTCTCCATGCTAATTCAAAAAGCTCTTTGATTTCTTTTTCAAACATTTTCGTTCTCCTTTCTTAAAGCAGTGCTAAATACGTAAACAGCGCAAATACAATGCCTGCCAGGACCTGCTGCAAGCTCTTCTCCCACATCCACACCGGAAGAAAAGTAAACAGGATCCCGATAATCACACTGACTACAATATCCTTTCTGTTCTGTCTAGGTGATTTCATTCTTTCCCCTCCAAAAAGAAAAAAAGATTACAGACTGTAAGCAATATACCAAAAGATATTAGTAATGATTAACAGCGCGGCAGTCAAAAGCCATGCACTGAACCACTTCTTAGTCTCTCTCTTTGCTTTTTTCACGATTTCGGTAGCTAGCATTGTTTCCAAATCGTTCCATGTAATCTTTTCGTTGTTTGTTGCATTTTTTTTATTTTCCATATTATTTTCCTCTCGCTTATCGCTTATATTGACTTTTAGCGGATAGAGGATTATAATTTACCTGTATCCACTAAGGTTGGTTTAGTGGCTTACTGCTCCGGGGTGGAGGTGTCGGCTCCCTCCGGGGCGCTTATGCCAAATTTGCTTTTCTTCTGTAGTAGTCCAAGATAATTCTCGAACATTCATCGACAATCCTTTGATTGTCTTCATGTGTATTGTCCTTGCAGTAATCATCATGTATTCTGATTACCCCGCCAGATTCATTTTTTATTGTTTTAATTACTGCCATAAGAATCTCTCCTTTCTACGATAGATTATGATGTTTCTGTTATTTTGCTTCTTCTGCGAAATGTTTCTCCATGAGATCAGCAATCATCAGATATTCTTCTGCGATTTTTCCATCTCTGGTATTTTTCACCTGTTCACGGAACTCTGGAATTGTTCCATAGAAGCAGCCGCAAGACACTTTAACTTGTTTGTCCTTACATCTGAAGAATGTAGTTGTGCGGAATTGAGTACCGAATCCATGAATAGTTGTGTAATCTGCATTGCCGAACACCTCTGCATTGCCGAACACCCTTGCATTGCCGGACACCCTTGCATTGCCGAACACCTCTGCATCGCCGGACACCCTTGCATTGCCGGACACCTCTGCATTGCCGAACACCCTTGCATCGCCGAACACCTCTGCATTGCCGAACACCTCTGCATTGCCGGACACCCTTGCATCGCCGGACACCCTTGCATTGCCGAACACCCATGCATCGCCGGACACCCTTGCATTGCCGAACACCTCTGCATTGCCGAACACCTCTGCATTGCCGGACACCCTTGCATTGCCGGACACCCTTGCATTGCCGAACACCTCTGCATCGCCGGACACCCTTGCATTGCCGAACACCTCTGCATTGCCGAACACCCATGCATCGCCGGACTGGTTTACATTTTCTTCTTTTTCTACCCATCCGCCAGTTTCTCCAGTTTTTACAACTCCAAATGAAACGAGCGCCTTGATTCGGAAAAGTTTCTTTCCGAAAATGTTAATTTTGGTTTCTGATGTTAATTCAAATTTCTTCATTTTCTTCCTCCTCTTTAATTACTGTGAAGTTGCAGTTTCTTTCTTATCTGATTCTTGCTCCAGATTATTCTAAGAAAAAACTTTCCGTCTTCTTCTCGAATAATGTCTTGCCATTCAGATTAGCTCGAAGCTCATATTTATGATCTTGATATTGACTCTCTTGAAGAATCTGGGCTAAAATGTCGTTTGGAGTAACCAATTGACATGTAAAAGTAGCTTGCGGACATTGAAGTTGTGACTCAATATCTGATATTCTCTTTTCAAGAGAACGGATCTTTTTCCTGGTTGATTTTTTCACGCCTTTCTCCTTTCTGCTGATAAAATTTCGTGTTATACTCTCCTTTGGAAAGGAGGAATTTGCTATGCCCGATAATTTTGGTTTAAGTTACAGTGAACTTTCAGAAATCCGTACTATCAATCCAGAACTGGCAGCACACAATATTGCTTTAGCTTATATCCAAGTAACTGCACAAGTTAATAAATTAAACAGCGAAGATGAAGTTAATTCTTCTGATGTACTGTCACTGTCCAACCAGTATGTACAAGCCTATAACTATGCTTATAATTTTGTCGTTCATGAAAATAAGATTATAAACGAGGCTGAATAGTATTTATTAAGGTGTCTTGACTCCGCTTATACATTTCTTCCATAACAGAGTCCAGATGCTTACGGGCAACTTTGCTTTCTGCGATTGTCAATTCTCCCATTGCCATTACGCAATTTTCTACTGCCTTGAGAATCTTTTCTTTATCATATCCAAGCATCTCAAAAGCATAGTCCGTAAGTCCGGCGATTGATTTTCCTTCCATCTTCATACACTCCTTTCTACTTAACTTCTGGCAACCTTGGTTCAAGAAACTTGTCGGTCCCAACGGATAACGCCCCACAAATTAGTTCGTATTCATCGAAATCTAATCTGCGATTTCCATTGAGAGAAAGATTGAGTTTCTGAACAGGAATTCCAGTTCTGTTGGCGACAAATGTCTGTGTTATGCCGTTGTTTTCAAGGTATGACTTGATTTTCTTACCAACGCACATTCTTCATTTCTCCTTTCTGTTTGAATTTCGTTCCTATCGAACAATTATAGTATAACTTCGAAATATCCGAATGTCAAGAAGAAGTTTCGAAAAAATCGAAATTATTTTATTGACAGTCCGAAATTTTTATATTATTATTAGTTATGAAGGGAGGAAACGATAATGACATTTGGCGAGAAAGTCAAGCAAGCCAGAACGGTAAAGAAGCTGACCCAGAAACAACTTGCAGAAAAAATCAATGCAAAGCACAATTCAATTAGTGACTGGGAAAAAGATAAGTGTAAGCCAGACATGGACACTATTGAACTTCTATGTGGCGTTTTGGAAGTAACACCGACATACCTCATGGGTTCTAAAAGCGATGATGATTATGCAACCATAATTGGAAATCTTATGTCGGAACCTGACATCTTAGATTTTATCGAGGAATACAAAGCACTCGATAAAGAAGATAAGAAAGCAATAAAACAAATAGTTTCATCGCTAAACAAAAGGAGCAAGGGTTAATCCCCTTGCTTCTTTGATTTCAGATATTTAATAAGAATCGTATAGACAAATTTTAACTTGCCCTCATTTTCAGTATTCTCTATCATTTCAATAATTTCCTTTTTGTAATCCATTTTCCGTCCCTCCAATATCACGCAAGCAAGAACATTTGTTCTCTTTTATTCCATTATACCCTCTTCTCAGCGATATAGAACGGACTGGATCATACTTCTTGCCCTCTGCTTAAAAAGTGTTCCCTCCATTTGTCTTGAACGATTGAAAAAGAAATGACATGTACATTCCGCAGAAATATTGTTGCTTTTCTTCACAACAAATGACTGCTGCTCTGCTTCAGATACAACCGCCTGTGTATAATTATGTATCACATATTGATTGTTGGCACTTGTCTTAATAATCACTTCGGAATCTGTTGGATCAATACTCTCACATAGCGGCGCATGCACAGAAAATGTGAGCATTATTCCGAACAGAAAAAATATAACCAGCTTTTTTATTCCTTTCATAAAATTCCTCCCAAATTAGTTTATATTATACTCTCAATATAACAATTATACAATATCTCAATCTTGCACAAATTTTCTTACATTAATGCTGTATTTGACGAAAATCGAGAAAATTCTACTTTTTTCGTTCAGTCGTCCCAGATTGAGCGCTGTCCGTTTATCATATAGATTTCGTCCTGGAGATACAGGGGTGCGTCATATCGTGCGATCACGTTCAAGGCAGAGTCACACTGGTTTCGCTTGATTGACTTGTAGGAGCGCACACGGAAGTTCGCTTTTAAGTCTGCATAGATGTTACTGTATACTCGCTGCCTCATTGACCTGTCTTGGTATGCGTTCGAGCCTTTTCCACCTAGGATATCCACGCCACGCTTGCGTACTGCCTCTGTGATCCTGTCGGCTTCAATTGGAAGGATTGGCAAATCAAATTCCAGGCGTTCAAGTTCCTGCCGGACAATATCCACTTTCTTCTCAACCTGGGTTACTCTCTTATCTACTACGATAACGGCTTGCAGTTCTTTGGAAATGCCAGAAAGGGCAAGTTCGTTTCTCTTCTGGAAATATTCATCCACCAGAGCGTCATATACATCCCACGCCTTGTCAGTGTTTAATGACTTTGCGTGAAGAAAAGCACCTTTCTGTGTCCAAAGGTAGAGTTTGTTGAGTCTTGACGAATCGTCAAAATGACGTTTCGTTTTAAACTCTTTTAATTCTTCACCCTCAAGGCAAATAAAATGTTTGCCCTCAATGTATCTTTCTTTATTTCTGCTGAAATTTTTTTGAATAATTTTAGTATCAGTTTCGTATGCTTCCGCAATCTGCTGTGTAGTAAGAACTAAAGTTCCATTAAATTCAACTTTTTGTAATCCGTTCATAATTTTTTTATCCTTTCTATAAAAAAATATTGATTTTTTACGGAAAGTGTGTTATCATACAGACACTCGTGGAAGAGTGATTTATAAAAATAACACAACTTTCCATAAGGGCATATTGGTCTATGCCTTGGTAAGTTTTGCTTGTGCGACAATTCCACGGCGCACAATTTCGGCTTTAGATACGCCCTGTTTGCGCGCTGTGGTGACAAGCAAATCATAAATTTCCTGTTCCATTCTGATTTGGAAATATGTGTTTTTTGTAATCTCTTTTTTAGGTCTACCCATAGTCTCCTTTCTGTCGTAAATTCCATTTTATTGTAATGACAAATAAATGTCAATTTACTCTAAGTATATAAATTATTGTAATTGGTTAGGTGCCCGCTTTTATGCAGGCACCATTTTCTTATTTCATGCTCTTTTCAAGCATATTCTTGATTTCGATAATTTCCTGCAAAATTCTATCTTCCTTATCTGCACGAATGTCTCCATCAATTAATCTTCGGATATAGTCGTTTTTGCTCACCCCCATTTCCTTTGCCTTTTCACCAACAAAATCAATTTGTTCCTCTGTGAGTCTTAACGTAAATGTTTTGATACTCATTGGTTTCTCCTTTCTTTTTGTGAAGTCGTATTGACTTCTTATGTTCAATATAGCATGAAGTCATTTAGAAGTCAAGTATTATTTTTGTCGAAATCTGTCAAGTTGTTATAAATTATTATGTTTTATTTTGTTTTGTGCTGTGGTACAATCAGATAAAATAAACCATATGAGGAGGATTTTCTATGGAAAAGACCAAAAAGTGCAAATATTGCAAAACAGAGATTCCGGCAGACGCTAAAGTGTGTCCGCAGTGCCGGAAGAAATTAAAAGGTGGAAAGTTTAAGTGGATTCTGCTTACCCTTATCATCCTTTGTGCTATAGGTGCGGTGACAGGCGGAAGTAATAGTAATTCCAGTACGAAATCTACAAATTCTACATCAAGTAAAAAAGAAGATATACCAAAAGAATACACTTCCGTATCAGTTAATGATATGATGGCAGATCTTGATAACAATGCCATGGGAGCGTCTGATAAATACAAAGATAAATATCTTGAAATTACTGGAAAACTTACAAACATTGACGCTTCTGGAAAGTATATTGACTTGATGGCTGATGGAGACTTTGAGATTATCGGAGTTCAATGCTACATAAAAAATGATGAACAAAAAACAAAAGTAGCTTCCATGACCAAAGGAGAGACAGTTACTTTAAAAGGGAAATGTACAGATGTTGGAGAAGTCTTTGGATATTCTCTTGATATTGATGAAATAGAATAAATAATAAAAAAGCCGGCTCCTGCGACCAACAGGAACCGGTTTTAATAAATAAGATAATCCGGAGAAAATCTTACCTACACCATAATTATATCATCTCCTGGATTATCACACAAGTAAAAAAAGGAGAATGATAAAATGAATGAATCAGTATGCATCTATCTAAGGAAATCCAGGGCCGATCGGGAAGCTGAAGCGCACGGAGAGGGCGAAACACTCGCCAGACATGAACGGATCCTGTTAGATCTTGCAAAGAAAAAAGAGTACATTGTGGGCGCAATTTACCGCGAAGTGGTATCTGGAGAAACTATCGCCGACCGTCCTGTTATGCAGCAGCTTCTACATGAGGTAGAATCCGGTATGTGGGATGGAGTTCTGGTTGTGGAAGTTGAACGACTTGCCAGAGGTGATACTATTGACCAAGGCATTGTGTCAAGGGCTTTCCAGTATTCTGACACGAAAATTATTACCCCCACAAAAATATATGATCCAAACAATGAATTTGATGAAGAATATTTTGAGTTTGGTCTATTTATGAGCCGCAGAGAGTATAAAACCATCAAGCGCCGACTGAACGCCGGAAGAATCTCATCGGTAAAAGAGGGTAAGTATTGCGGCAACAAACCACCTTACGGATACGAAAGAGTTAAGCTCGAAAAAGAAAAAGGCTATACTCTCCGACCTGTTCCGACTCAAGCTGAGATTGTAAAAATGATCTACACCTGGTATGCCGGTGATGGCTGCGAACAAATCGGAGTTGCGAAGATTGCACGGAAATTAAATGAAATGGGAATAGAATCTGCACTGGGCGGTGACTGGACTCCTGCCAGTATACAGGGAATTCTGACAAATCCGGTATACATCGGGAAAATCCGATGGAATGGGAGAAAAACAGTGAAGACTATACAGACTGGTCAAGTAATTAAGACACGCCCACGATCAAAAGATACTCTTATTTGTAATGGATTACATCCGGCTGTTATATCAGAAGATCTGTATAATTCCGTCCAGGAAATACGAAAAAAGAACCCGCCTCGCCCAGTTAGTATAGCAAACTCGATTCGTAATCCACTTGCCGGAATTGTCTATTGCAGCAAATGTGGTCGCGCCATGGTTCGCCGCCCTTATCAAAAGCGCGGGCAGGAAGATACCCTCATGTGTCCATATACGTCTTGCCCCACAGTGAGCAGCAAGTTATCTCTGGTTGAAAAAGCTGTGCTTGATGGAATTAGGGAGATTGTGGAGAAATATAAGTTAAACAATGATATTAATATATCTTCAAAGGATATTGATTGCGGAATAACTTCTAAGCAGAATCTCATACACGAAAAAGAAAACGAGCTGAAAAACTTAAACTCTCAGAAGGCGAAACAATATGATCTGCTTGAACAGGGTATCTACACCACAGAGGTTTTTCTTGAACGTGCTAAAACAATATCCGCATCTATCCAGTCATGCTCCGATACTATAGAAAAATTAAAAGAAGAAATCAAACATGACGAGAACATTATAAAACAACGGTCGGATTTTATCCCGCGTTGCGAAGAGTTGCTTGATAATTATTGGAGCCTTGACACGGAATCGAAGAATAAAATGCTTAAGAGTTTGATTGAAAAGGTTGTCTACTCAAAAGATACCAAAAACGCTTATGGGAAAGGCAACGAGATTGGTTTTCAGCTAGACATTTTCCCAAAAATTCAAAAGAATAATTAATGATATCTTCTATGTGCCAACGAACTGGCTCATTGATGTTGTCGGTAATTAAAAAAAAGAAAGTCCCGGGGAATTAACCCCGGGATATTTTTTACTGTTTCTTAATATATTTTGCAGATACAAAGCCATAATACTTTCCTGCAATACGAATATAATACCATTTGCTGCCGTTTTTATCTTTCTGTGTATAATTCATAACTTCCACTTCGTTGCCCTGGTTAAGAGTTGGGTATTTTTTGATGTTCGGGTACTCAGTTCCAGCCCAAGTACGCACATTAAGCACAGTGGCAGTTACATTTCCCTTGAAAAGCACCTGTGTCTTATCCTGTTTTCCTGTAATGGTAGCGGATGCGGGGCCACCCTCCTTTGCTAGATATCCAGTCCAGATCCAGCCAATACCGATACCGGAAACTTTTACATGCGTCCACTTTCCACTTGTTTTTCCATCAATATCAACAACAGTATCTTTATCAATGGAACCCATTACATATCCATTCGGTGTCTCGCGGACGTATAAATCGTTCACAGTCGCTATTCTAATTCCTGCCTTTTTCCATGTGACAGTATCTTCATAGGATTCCCAATCAATCCAAACATATCCGTCGATTGCTGGATCGTTGATGGAGTAGGATTTATTGCGAACCGCTCCGCCATTTGCCACCACTCCTGGAGCACTGGAAGTATTTCCCTCATTAGTATAAATTCTAGCTCCATCAAAATTCTGTACATCTCCAATATGGGAGCCATTTCGGAAAATCAGAAGTGCACCAAGTTTCGGAACGGTATGCCATGTGCCCTGTTTTTTCGACCAGTTTTTTACACTCTGACAGTTATAAAAACCACCACCCATGATTTTGAGGGCATTTGTGATTCCAAGAACTTTTGCCAGCTTCCAGAACTGATACTCTGCACACCACGGCTGCCCCTGGCATCCTGGCTGTCCCCAGCTATTTACATCTCTTGCGAATTTGGTGTAATTGTTGTATCCTGCATTCTTTTTAAAATCATCCAGATAGGCATTACTTTTCTTTTCAAGGTACCCGCCGTTGGATGCGTAATAATAACCAAGGCTTAAAAATTCCTGTAATTTGCTCATTATATCATTCCTTTCATGTTGATAAGTACATGATACAGCGAGCAATTGTGAATTTCAGCCCCACATTTTTATATAATATAGCTGTACCCTTTGTGGTGCTTGGAGCTGAGTTTTTTGATTGGTAGTCGGGAACTCAGCTCCCTTTTTGTTTTTCCGATTTTGATATGCTGATTATAGCATATTCATTTTATGTTTGGTAGTGTTTTGTTATTTTTTTCTTACTTCTCCAATAAACTCTATAGTGAGTCGTTAATAGGAAATGTAACTACAATTGATGATATTACCTTTGATTATAACTCATTTACGAAAACTGGCTTATATTATATTAATGGGCCTAAAAATCAATCGGAGAGTGATAACAAACCAGGAGAAAATATCACGAATTGTTTTATGATGGTTCTCGCAAAAACAGATTACAGATGTTTTCAAATTATATTTCCTGGCAACACGGAAAGAATATTTTACAGAAATACAAAGACTGATACATCTGGATGGAATTCTTGGAAAACATTATAAATAGCAATAAGTTAATGTATTTTAGCTCCTGTCAATAATATAGCTTCCAAATACAAAAAGATCCGTATTTTCGGCATTATGATATAGTTTTATTTTTCCATTTCTATATATCCATAATGTTCCAACAGGAATATATGGAATATAATTTGTAATGGCGCTCAAGACTGCATAATCATAGTTAGGATTAAGAAAGTCTGGAATTTCACCAATATTATGATCGTCAATATTATTTTGATTGATGACCTTAAGAGTACCAAATACACTTACAGCATATGCACTTTTTCGAAAGTATAAATATCCACAATCTGTGCTTAAGGCGTGAATTTTACCAACCATATCACTATTT